TTAGCCGGCGGCGACGTGCAGTTCGGCGGCCTGCGTGTGCGACTGCACCCACTGCGTCAGGTGGTCCGCTGACAGGTGCGCGTAGCGCTGCACCATCTCAAGCGTTTCCCATCCGCCCAACTCCTTCAACACCTGCAACGGCGTGCCGCGCTGCACGTGCCAGCTCGCCCAGGTGTGGCGCAGGTCGTGCCAGCGAAAGTCGCGGATGCCGGCGCGCTTCAATGCCTTGCGCCAGGCTTCGGTTACGGTCTGATAGACCGGCCGGCCGTGGTAGACGAACACGCTGTCGACGAAGCCGGGCGCGCGCTTCTTCGCGCGCTGGCGCAGCAGCACGGCGATCGCCGCGTCGGACAGCGGCACCGTGATCGCCTTCTTCGCCTTCGCCTGATCCGGATGAATCCAGGCGACGCGCCGCAGGATGTCGACCTGTGACCATTGCAACCCGGTCACGTTCGAGCGACGCAGCCCGGTCTCGAGCGCAAAGCGCGCCATGTCGGCCAAGTGCTCGGGCAGCTCGGCGAGCAGCCGTTCGGCCTGGGCCTGCGTGAGCCAACGAATCCGCTTCTGCACGACTTTTGCGCGCTTCGTGACCGGCACGCGGTCTAACCATTCCCACTCGACGGCGGCGTTCAGCACGGCCTTCAACACGCCGATCACGCGCGTCACGGTGCCGGTGCTGACGCACTGATCGGTGGACACGGTCCCGCGCTTCGTCCGGATGACCTTCGGTTCCCTCCGTTTTGCGAGTGCGATCGCGTCGATGCGGTCGCGGTCGATGTCGACCAGCGCGACGCCCGACAGGTGCTGGTCGAGCCAGCGCAGGTGAGTCTTCGACGTTTCCAGGCTCGAGAGCCCTTCGCGGTCGCTGACGTAGCGCACGACCGCGTCGTTCCAGGTATAGCGCGGCTTGTGGCCGAGCCGCGCCTGGTTCCATAGATCGACTTTCAGCCGATCGTAGAGCTCTTGCGCCTGGGCTTTGTTACTGGTGCCAGTGCTGCCTTGTACGACCGAACCACCGCCAGGCGGGGTGAGCCGGTAATACCAGTTGGGACTGTTACTGCGTTTATAGAGCGACATGATTCAAGTTTCTCCAGCGGGTCGCCCTGCACAACTCGCGGAATCCATTCTCCGGCGAGGTAGCGCTGCAGGGCAACCGTCGAAAACATCCAGCGCTTGCCGACCTTCTGACCGGGCAGCGCTCCGGCCTTGGCTTTCAGGCGCACCGTCTCGGGGTGCGCGCCGAGCATCGCCGCCGCGCCGAGCAAGTCGATCGTATTCGTCGAGGCTGCGCCTGTGTCTTGCGCAGGGGGAGCACACGCAGCGCAACTGGGGGATTGGGGGCTAACGGCGAATTTGCGCATAACTGATTGAATTTATTGAATATTCTCCACCCCTATTTGCCCCCTGTGACACGGGGAACCTCCTACTGATTCGGGGCACAAAAAATAGGCAACCGGCGCGAATGGGGGCAAAACGGTCATGACTCGGGGCAGTGCGTTCGAGTCGATTCCTTGCCTCTCTTCGTATTCTTTCTTCTTCTTTTTCAATGAATTAGAGAGAGAAGAGAAAGGGGCGACGGCGGGCGGCGCAAAAATCCGACTAGGGGCAAAATCGACGCAACTAGGGGCAAAAGCGCGACAACGCGGGGCGGCGCTCGCTTCAAGAATCAAAGACTTACGAGCGGGCACCCCCGAAATCCCCGAGTTATCTGCGCTGCGTGCCCGGACCCTGTGGAAAAATCCGGCCGCGCGGCCCAGGCCCTCTTGGTTCGCGCTGTTGCCTGGCCGTTTCGACTTGCGGGGGGAACGGGGGGAGGCGGACAGCACGGCGGCCGCGTGACGACGTGCGCCGATTGCTGCGCGCATCGGCGCACGCACCGGAAACCCGAATTCAGGGCCGCTACGCGGCCGGAAAGAATGAGGGAAGGGGTACGGCCGCATCGGCTGAGAGGACGTCATGCTGCGGCCCCTTGCAGTGCATCGGTCGCCAGGTCCTCGCGCACGGACACGTGCAGGCCGAACGCGGCCAGGCGCTCGAGCGAGATTGGCGTGAGATAGCGCACGCGACGGGTGTAGATGCGGCGCTCGACTTCCTTCTCGCCGACCACGACGCCGGCGTGCTTGAGCTGTGCCTTGAATACGCGATCGGATTTCACCGGCAGGCCGTTCCATTTGTCGCGCAGCGCGCTCGTGTGGGCGATGTGGTCCATCACGTGCCCGGTGTTGATGAGCAGGCAGAACTCGCCGTCGACGGTGTCGAAGGTGTACGGGTGCTTGTAGTTGCCGCAGTCCATTTCCGACAGTGCGGTTTCCATGATCCAGACCCACGGCTCGCGGTCGGCGCTCGTCTCGGCAATGTGGCCGTTCATTTCGGCGAGCAGGTCGCGCGGGAAGTCCCCTTCGGTCGGGTCCATGCCGGCGAACTCGCACAGGTAGCGCCAAGCGAGGGCGACGGCCGCATAGTTGCCGGCCATCCGCTTCGCGCCGTCGTCCTCGCCGCTCGCGCGGCAGTTGGCCAGCGCCTTGTCGCGCAGCGTGGAGTACTGATCGGCCACGGCGCGCTTGTCCAGGCCGGCGAGGAACTCAAGCCATTGCCGAACCGGGAAGCGGGGCAGGTCGTCGGGCATCAGCGGGCCGCGCTTGCCGGTCAGCGTCGTACGCACCAGCTTGCCGAGCAGGCTGCGCACCGGCACGTCCTCGCCGGCCAGCATCACGGGCGCGCACAGCAGGTATTCCGTCATGTCGGTGCCGCGACGCGTCACCGTGTACTGGTAGTTCTCCTGCAGCAGGCCGACGGCCTTGTCGATGACGTCCTGCCGGCGCGCGGACAGTTCTTCCCATCCGACCGGGTGGCTCGTGTGGCTGATGCTGGTCAGCAGGCGGAATTCGGTCTGCAGCGACTGCCCGGAAAACATCGTGAACGCGAGCGAGCGCTCGAGGCGCTTGATGAGTGTCGACTTACCTGCGCCCTTGTTCGCCTGGATCGTGATGTGCGGCCAGAAACCGAGCAAAGCCTTCAGGTGCCCGCCGAGCGCCCACACGAGCGGAATCGTCGCGGCGTTCTGCTTGAACGTCGCCTGGTACGCCGCGATGACGCGGCGCGCGTCGCTGGCCGGGCCGGTCGGGAAGGTCAGGTTGTGGTACGGGCACTGCTTGTCGGCTTCGGTGAAGTAGCAGTCCGGGCCTTCGTTGACGATCAGGCGGCCGTCGCGCCAGGCGAGCCCGACGAAGTTTGCCGCCTGGCGCGCGCCGAGGTCGGCGCCGCGCTCGAGGATGTTGACCATGCGCTTGAACGGCGCCGGCGCCCAGATCGGACCGAACTTGCCCCACTGGTCGACGTTGTGGAGCTGGTCGTCGAGCATCACGCGGCGCACGAGCTGCGCACCGTGGCGCGGCGCCTGCACCGACACGGCGAAATAGACGGTGGGCGCCTGGTCGGCGTCACCGGTCATCGTCGACGTCGCGCTCGCCACGGACACGCGGCTGATGCCGGCAATGCGGAAGCCGCATAGGTCCGTCATGACGGGCGTCTCGACGCCGCTTTCCTCGTTCTTGTCCATCTTCGTGATGTAGCTCGTGAAGTCCGGCCGCACGCGGAAGCGCCAGTACTGCGCGAAGTCGTGCGACGGCAGGAAGATGCGCGGCCGACCGCGACGCGTCGCGTCGCCGGCCAGGCCGGCGATGAGCCATGGCTCGAGCTGCTCGAGCGCGCGGGACAGCTCGAGCGGGCCGCGTAGCTGCAGGTAGTCGTTCACGTCGTTGATTGGCTTGGCGGTCTTCTCGCCGTCCGCAAGGTCGGCGAGCCAGCCGGCCTGGTCGACGAGCACGGCGCTGATGTTCAGCGCCGTGAGGCGTTCGTACAGCGCCCATGCGGCTTCCGGGCCGGGGCGGTGGCCGGCGCGCGGATGGCCGTCCGCGAACGGCGCGTCGTTGTCGAGGCAGATCACGACGTGCTTGCCGCGCAGGAACGCGAAATCGATGCGCTCGACGTTCGCGAGGCCGCGCAGCGCGAGCGCGGCGGTGCCGGGCAGCGCGCAGGTGTCGACCGACAGCGCGTTGATCGCGCTTTCGACGATGATCACGCGCTTCGCGCTGTCGAGCCGGCGCGCGTCGGCGGTCCACCCGTAGCCGGCCTTGTCACCCTGGGTCTGCGTCTTGACGCCGCCATTGATCGCCGGATCGACGTAGCGCATGTCGACGGCGACGACGCGGCCGTCGCCCGGCGCACGCACGATGAAGGCAGCGGCCGGGCCGGCGTGGCCGACTTCGCCGTCAGCGACCTTCGAACTCGTCCAGGTGTTGAAGCCGAGCGAGCGGGCGGCGATCGCGGCATCGATCGCGGCGGCGGAGATTCCACGGCCGGCGAGGTAGTCGCGCACCTGGTCGCGTTCGGCGAAGCACCGATCGGCGATGTATTCGACGGTCGATTTCTCGCGGCGCTCGGCCGGCGCCGGCCGGTCGAGCGGAATGCCGTACGCGTCGTGCAGGTAGCGCACGGCGTCCCCGATAGATCCGCCGCGGGCGTAGATCACGAGGTCGATGCACGAGCCGCCGGCGTCGGCGCTGTGGTCGCGCCAGCCGGTGCCGTGCTTCGGGTGGTTCATGAAGATCGACAGCGACGGGCTGCGGTCCTCGTGCCGCGGCGAGTGGTAGAGCGCCCGCTCGCCGCCGCGGCCGCGCTTCAGGCCGAGGCGGTCGGCGAGGTCGTGCAGGTCGATGCGTTGTTTCAGTTCGTCGATCGAGGCCATCGTTATTGCTGTTGCTGGTGATGCAGAGAGAGGGCGGCAGGGTTGCCGGGTGTCGCGGGGCTGTCGACGAGCGCGCGGAGCGCGCCAGCCGACGCAGGGAAGGCAAGCGCCAGGCGATCGGCGAGGACGCTGACGAACAGCGCGAGCACCGCGAGGCGCTGCAGGCCGCCGGGTTCGTGGTCGAAGCGAAGGGCGTCGGCGGCCGCCGCGATGGAAGCCGCGAGCGCGGCGTCTTGGGGTGTGGTCGTGTGCGTCATGCTGCGGCGCCTCCGAGGATGTCGTGATGGTTTTGCTGCAGGCGTTGAACGGCGTGCTGAAGCTCATAGCGCGAGGTCGTTGCTTGGTCGAGCATGTGGCGCAGGCGATTGCGGTTGCGTTCGACGTTCGACGTCGCGCTCGCGAGCGCGGCCGTGCGCGTCACGCCGTGGCCGATGCGCAGGCCCGAGGCGAGGTGCGTGACGATCCACTTTTCGGGATGGCCGTCGTGCAGGTGCGACTCGGTGTGGATGGCGAACGCGGCGCCGGCGTCGTTCGGAATGACGACGTGATCGCCCGCGACGGTGCGCAGGCCGGCGCTGGTGAGCAGTTCGTAGCGGATGGTGTGTGTCATCGTGCTTCTCCCGTTCGGCAGGCGCGGCAGTCTTCGATAGCCGCGTCGATGGTCTTGTCCCACGCGTCGCCGGTATCGCTCAACCAGTAGCCGCCCGGCAGTTCATGGCCTTCCTGAATGTTGTCGCGTGCGTAGCGGTAGCGGTCCGCGCAAAGCTTGTCGTCGTCCGTCACGTTGGTGCGAGGCGCAGGCTGACCGGTATCAGCTTGAGCCGCGTGGTCGACGGCGGTCCGGATCGGGGGGGCCGAGAGAAGCGATTCCAGAGCGGCAACGTGTGCCTCGCCGGCAGGGTGGCCGGCACATGCGCCGAGAGCGAATTCCAGCGCGGCGCGTTGCGCGGCAGTCAAGTTCCGATTCATCGTCTCTTACCCCCGCGGCGGAACAGACCAGGCCAGCGCAACGATCAGCGCGAGCAGCGCGGCTGCGCCGATGGACAGAGCAGCCGGGCGCGAACGGACGTTGACGAGCTGCAGGGCTACAGCAGCGCCGCGCGCTAGGCCGGCGCCGGCGGAAAGAAGCATCGCCATCACGCTGATGCCGAATAGGTAGTTGTTCATGGTGTTTTCCAAGTTGATGATCAGAAGTCGGTGTCGCCGCTCGCGAGCCGCTTGAGGTCGCGCGGCGGGCGGGTTGCGACTCGGCGTGCATGTGCGCGCGTGGCGGATTCGATTGCCCGGCGCACGGCCGGCCTGCGCATGCACATGTCGTAGTCGCCGACCATGTGCAGCCGGTGCCAGGTCGCGCGCAGCTCGAGCTCGGAGGGGGCGGAGTACATGGCGCGTGCGCTCAGTGGAGCCAGGTCAGGATTGGCGTGCCGTTCGCGCGATCCCACGAGACGCGGAAGCCAAGCGCAGTTGCCGAGCGGACGAACACGTCGGCGCGCACGTCGGCCGCGGTGATCTTGTTGAGGTAGGCGATGCGCTCGTCATAGGACAGCGATTCAGCGAGCGCAGCGATCGGGGCGGGGATCAGCATTTGCATACGGCCTCCAAGAAATTTCGGGCAAAGGAAGTCCCTCGCGCCCGCGAGAGCGGGTGCGATGGGCATTCAACGAAAACAGCGGTTAGGGGTTAGGCGTCGATCAGCGGGAGCTGACGCGAATCGGTCGGTAGCCGGTCAACCTTGCCGACGGGCAGGTAGACGGCGGGATTCGGTGTCAGACTCGGCGCGATCGTGTGGACGGTCGCGACGTGGATCTTGTAGGTCGTCGCGCATTCGACGTTGGTGCATTGGCAATATGCCTCGCGAACGAGGGCGGACAGCGGGCGGCTGGTTCGGATGACGGCGCGGCTGCCGCAGTGATGGCACTTCAATTTCATTCCGGATGCTCCTACGGGCGGCTGCATTCGCCGCGACCTTGACGCGCGCATTGGCAGAACATGCCGACTTCGCCCAAGGTCGCGACAGCGTCGAGATATTTGCGGGTCACGCACACGAAGCCCACCGCCGCAACAAGTGTGTCAATCTTGTCGATGACGATGCCCTTGCCACCGCTCAGGAAGCGACTGACTTCGGAGTCGTCCCATCCGAGCGCTGTTTGCACTTCGTGACGTTTGGGGCCATGCAGTGCATGGCGCAACGCGGGTTCGATGAGGGCGGGCGGTTGCATGACTCAACGCCCGGCAATAGAACTTGAGTGCGGTTGAGTGACCGAGCAGCTAACTTTGGCGCGGTACCGTTCGATGCCCTCGAGGTAGATCAGGCGGGCGACGCTCGACGTGGAGCGGTTCAGGAACGCGGACAGTTCCTCGAGCGCGCGGCGCTCGTCTGGCATGAGCCGCATATAGACGGGCTTGCTGGATAGCACGCCGCGCGGCGAGCGTGTAACGGGAGCTTTCTTGCGAAGCATGGCGGTATACTTTCCCTTCGTTAACCTTGCACAAGCTAAGTGTAATTGCCAATTTGGCAAATTGCAATGGAAAACTTGCCAATATGGAAATTTTTGGTGAACGCCTGAAAGCGGAACGGAAGCGGCTGGGCCTCAAACAGGGGGAGCTGGCTGACCGAGCAGGGACAACTAATGTTGCCCAGAGTCGCTACGAAAGCGGCGATCGTTCGCCGGATTGGGGGTATCTATCAGCCGTCGCCCAAGTTGGAGTCGACGTGCTCTACGTCCTGACAGGGCGACACAGCACGCTGGAGCTATCGGCCGATGAACATGTCCTGTTGGCGGGGTATCGCTCGCTCGACGCGCAGGGGCGCGCCGGCGTGCTGGGCATGATTGGGGGAATGACGCAGCAGGTTCCCGTCGTGCCAACGGCCACGAAAGCCACGACGGTTCATCAGAATTTCGAAGGTGCCAGCGTCGGTCAGCATGTCACGGGCGACGTGACTGCCCCCTTCTCGATCAACATGGGCGGTGCAGCACGAAAGAAGAAGCGGGAGAGTTGACCGCAGCGAGAGTGCACTAAACGGTAGGGCCAGCCGTAGGAGAAAAAGAAGTCAATGAATCAGAAGTTCAGTGGTGACGTCGGGCAAGTTGCCGGCGGGGACGTGAAGAGCAATAGCGCGCAGACGAACGTCAATGTGCACATCCACGGCAGTGAATCGAAGCCGGCCGCGGCGAAGTTCATCAGCGACAGGCAGCGCAACGCGATCGCGCGCAAAGCGTTCGAGATAGAGGCGAAGACTGGCACCGATAAGTTGATGGTGTACCGCCGGCTCATGACGGTGTTCGACTTCGAGAGAATGGACGAGATGCCGCGCAGTGTGTACGAGCGAGCGATCAAGTACCTCGATGGCTGGATACGAAACGGCACGCTTGGACAGGCGCCGGGGGCGCTGCCACAACCGGAAGTTAAAGAAGTCGCTCCCGCTGCGCCGGAGCTGGCAGTGCAAAGCGAACAATCGGTCGAGTGTCCTGCGCCGCCGGTCCTGACCGTGATGCCAACGGCACCGGAACCTGCACCGGCTCCCCAAAATGCCGTGCGCTCGCCTTGGGTTGCTGTGTCGATCGCGGTAGCGGCGACGATGGCCGTTGCCGTTGTGCTGTATGTCGTCGCACTCCGCCCCGACGCACCTACACAAGCCCAGGCAGCAGAACCACTGCATCATTGCGAGTACGGCGGCAATCGCTACTCGCCCGGCAGCATCGTCGTGCAGGCCGGAGTGCGCCGGCAGTGCGCGGCCGTCGAAGACGGTGCTACATGGCAGAAAGCCGATTCCGCTCGCCGCTGATTTCACATACCAATTTCCAACAAGCGCAAACGCGCAATTGATACGAGGGTCCAATGAAAAAGTTGCTCAAAATCGTCCTTGGTGGTGTGCTCGCACTCATCATCATCGGTGTGATATTCGGCAAGAAGCCGGCTCCCGGGACGTCGTCCGCGTCGAACCCTGTATCCGACACGTCGACAACTTCGAGTTCTGAAACAGAGTCGAAAAAGCCCGTTGAAAAGGTCAGCGTCACTGCATCGGCGCTCTTCGCGGCATACGAAAAGAACGAGGTGGCCGCGGACCAAAAATACAAGGGCAAGGCCCTGTCGGTGAGCGGTACGATTCAGAGCATCGACAAGGATGCGTTCGACAATATCGTAGTGAAGCTGCGATCCAGTAACGAATTCATGCCCGTCAACGCCTACCTGAGCAAAGAACACGAAGCACTTGCGGCGTCGCTCGAAAAAGGCAAGAAGGTGACGTGGACCTGCGAAGGTGATGGCCGCTTGATCGGTAGCCCGATGTTGCGCGATTGCACGCCGGCGTAACAGTCGATGCACGAATGAACTGAAGCCCGCGATCGCGGGCTTTTTTGATGCGGCCGGCAAACGCCATACGCGTCGAGGGTGCTACTCGCCCTCTCCGGATTCGATCTCCGGCACCTCGCTCGCCTTGACCTCCAGATCGAGGTCCGATGTAAATCCGCCGTTACTGTCGATCGTATGTGTAACGCGCGCGATGATCCAGTTGCAATCGTCGATGACACGTTTGTAACCGCGCACGGTTACAGGTAATTCGGTCATCAGCTCGGGCCGGCCGAGCGCCAGCACGACGCTGAATTCCGCGACGCCGCGCTGCAGCTTCTCCCATTCCGCCTTTGCCGCACGTGTCGCATTTCCCTTGTTCGCATACGTGTGCCGCAACGTCTTCACGTTCTCGGCCGTGCCGAACAGCACCTCGCCGCTCTTGTCGATCGGCTTCTTCTTCGTCGTGCGCCGCCGGCGCCGCTTCACGGTGGTCGACTGCTTCTTCGCGGTGCGCGTGTTCAGGTAGAACGCCTGCACGCCGGAGTACGTGTCCCGATCGGCGACGCCGAACTCGTGACGATCGCCGACGTCGCGCGTGATCGTGACGGCCGGCAGCGGCTTGCCGCTCGCCGTAGTCGCCTCGCCGGCCTTGATGAAGAGCAGCAGTCCGTTCTTCACGGTAGCGATCGCGTCGAACATCTTCGCCAGGCGCGACAGCAGATTGGCGTCCGATTCGGCGGTCTGGTCGATGTGGTCGACGAGCTGCGCGTCGAGCGTCTTGCTGATGCGCGCCTCGACCTTGTTCTGGCTCGCGATCGCGCGCACGATGGCGCCGACCGTCTGCCGGTGCCAGGACCGCTCTTTCTTGATCGACAGGCCCGCGCGCAGATCGACGCTGCGCGCGCGGATCGTCAGCACGTCGGGCGTGCCCGTGTGCCGAACCTCGTCGACCATGAATTCGCCCTTGTCGACCAGGCCGTTCGCGGCACCGGCCCAGCCGATCGAAACCTTCAGCGTGACGCCGCGGCTCGGGATCTCGAGCGCGCCGTCCGAATCGTCGAGGCTGATGTCGAGCTGGTCGGCCTCGAAGCCGCGGTTGTCCTGCAGCGTCATCGAGATCAGCCGGCCGTTGAACTTGCGCGAGATGTCCTTGCCGTTCAGCGTGATCGAGTAAATCGCGCGCGGCACGCGATCGTCGGCAAACACGGTCTTCTGTACCAGATCGGCGCCAGGGATGTCGGCCAGGTTCATAGCGAGATCGCCCCCTTGATGGCGTCGGTCACGATGCCGAGCATGTTGAGATCGTCGTTGCGCGTCAGCGCGATCGTGAACTCGATGCGCCGCGCGGTACCGTCGTTGAAAAACAGCGTGCGCGTCGTATCGATGTTGTCGATCGTGAACATACCGTAAATATGGCCCGTGCCCTCGATCAGCGGCCAGGCGGTGTGCATGGCGGCCATTGCCTCGAGGGCGGCGAGGGACAGGTCGCCGCCCGTCAGCTCGGGCAGCAACACGCCGGACAGGCTGATGGTTTCGTCGTCCTCGCCGACGTACTGCCGCGCGGGCTTTTTGCCGACGCGGTTGTTGCTGGCGAAGCGCCAGCCGCGCCGGCGCTTCAGCTCCTGGTAGGGCAGGGTCGACAGGCTGAACACGAACAGCCCGAGCGCCATCATCATGACAACCTCTCCTTCAATCCCGGTCGCGCAGGCGCGAGCGTTCGCGCGCGGCCTGCGCAGCCTGTTCCTGGCGCATTACCAGCAGCACCTTCTGCGCGAGCGCATTCTCATCCATGCCCGGCGCCGCGTACACGTTGATCGTGATCGGCCCCGGCGCGCTCGGCGTGCGAGTGACGGCTGCAGCTGTGAGCGGCGGCCGGCTGTCGACGGTCGGCGGTGCGCCGCCAGCGATCGCCGCGCCCGTGATGCCGATGCCGGCGCCGGCGGCGACGATCCGCTTGCCGACCTCAAGCACGGTCGACAGCGGCCCGGCCTGCCCATCGCGCAGACCCTGCTCGAGGCCGGCCATCGTGAAGCCGCCGAGCGCGGCGAACACGCGGCTCGGCGAATGGATGCCGAGCTTTTCCTTGAACCAGCTGATCACGCTATCGCCCGCTGACTGGATCGCGGTTTTCACATCACCCAGGCTGTTCGAGATCCCGTTCGCGAGCCCTTGCAAGATTTGCTGACCGAACGTCGTGAATCGTGTCGGGAGGTCGACCCCGAACCAGGACAGCGCGGCGGCGAAAGCGCGATAGAACAGCCCGAGCGGCGACCAGTTCATTATCAGTGCGCCGATCGCGCCAATGCCGCCATTCATTGCCGCGCTTGCTTCCGCCATGACCTCATTGAATAGCGTGGGCAACGCGCCAATCCCGCGTGCGAGGAGCTCGAACGGCGCGAGCCCCAGGCGGAGGCCGAAGGCAAGCAACTGGCCGAATGACCGGCCGGCATCGCCGGCCGCGCGCAATTGCTCGGCACTCGTCGAAGCCGGCTCGAGGAGCTTGGCGAACCAACCGGCGACAGACGAAAGCATGCCGGCGAACCAATCCCACAGCGGCTTTGCTGCGGCGAGCGCTTCGCCAATCGGAGCAAATGCTCCTGCGAATGCTGCTCGCACGGGCGCCAGCCCTTCGCCGATCGCGGCGAACATGCCGCCGAAAAACGCTTTGATCGGCTCCCAGTACTTCACGATCAGGAGTGCGGCAATCGCAATCGCCGCCGCGACCAGTCCGATCGGCGACGTGAGGAATGCACGGCCGACGAGCAACACAACGCGACCGAGGGCCTGCAACGACGCCGCAGCCAGGCGCACGCCATTCGACACCAGCCCGCCGCGCATGCCGAGCATCGTGAGGCCGAATCGGACGATCGCCATCGGCCCGAGCACGGCCGCCAGCGCGATCGTCAACGTGCCGAGCACGGCGAGCAGCGCGCCGAGGCCGGCCGCGCCGATCGCGACCGCCCGCGTGAAATTCGGGTATTCCTTCGCGAAGCCGAGCAGCCGCTCGAGCACGCTCGTCGTTAGCTCGAGCGCCCGGTTGTACACGGGCAGCACCTGCTCGCCGATCACGGTGCGTAGATTGCGCACCTTCTCAAGCGCGATCAGCTCTTTACCTTCCGTCTGCTTCTGCGCCAGCTCGTGCAGCTTGTCGATGCCGTATGCGCCACGATTCAGTTTCTCGTTCTTGTGAATCTGCTCGCGCTGCATGTACATCGTGGCGAACAGGTTCGCGCCGTTACCGTTCGTCATGATCGTCGAGAATTCCTCGAGGATCTTCGCGTCGGACGTGATGCCCTTGGCCTTCAGCTTCGGCAGCAGCACCTTCTCCATCCACTCGAACGGCGACGCGTTGAAGAGGTCGCCCTGGATCAGCGCGCCGGGCTTGATGCGCTTCACGTTGCCGATCGTGTTGTACTCGACCGACTTTTTGTCGACGAGCCCCAGCTCGACCAGGCGCTTCGCCGCGCGCACGGTGGTCTTGCCCTGCATCAGGTTGCTGTACGCGGCCTGCACGCCGGTGCCGGCGGCATGCCCGCCCATTTCCTGAATCAGCGGCTCCATCTGGTAGTAGAACGCGTCCTGGCGCATCTGCTTCGCGGCGACCTTGCCGGTCTGGATGAAGTTGCGCCACTCGTCGCCGCCGACGCGGCCGCCCGTCGCGGTCAGCACCTGCTGGACCATGTTCGCTTCGCCCTTGAACGCTGCCTCGCTTTTCGTGCCGCCGCGCAGCTCGATCACCTTCAGCATGTTCATGAACTTCTCTTCGTTCTCATGCCCCTGGCCGGCACCGAACATCGCCTCGTTCGCAAACTTCATCTTCGCGAGCGTCGGCATCACCATCTGGGCATGATGCTCGTCCGCGAAGATCGACATCGCGTCGCGCATCAGCGTCATGTTGTCGGCGATCGCCACGCCGGGCGTCTTCATCGCGCGCACGTAGCGCTCGGCGTCCTGCGTCGCGTGGTCGCCCAGGCCGAGCCCCTGGATGCGGCCGCGTTCGTTCTGCACCTTCTTCGCCTCGGCCAGCGGTTCACGTAGATCGTTGAGGATGTGCGAGCCGGTCGCACGCGCGGCGTATCCGCCGATCGCCAGCTCGGCCGCTGCGCCGCGTGCGGCGCCCATCTTCGCGCGTGCGTCCGCGACGCGCTTCTGACGGGCGTTCAGCGCGTCAAGCCGGCGCGCCTGGGCGTCGATCGCGCCGGTCGTCGCGGCGATGTCGGTGCGCAGCGTGCGCTCGTGCTGCGAAAGATTGCGGGTATCGACGCCGGCGCGGCCGAGCCGGTTGCGCAGCTCGTCGACGCTGGCGGATTGTTTCTTGAATGCGGCCCCCAGCTTCGATGCGGCTTGCCGTGCCTTCGCCAGTTCGGCAATCATCTGCTGGGACGGCGGCCCGGCCGCGCGCAACGACTGCGCGAGTTCCTTGACCTTCTTCTGGGCGTCGGCGAGCTTCGTCGAAGTTTTGTCGAGCCCCGTGCGCATCTCGCGGAACTCGCCGATGCGCCGCTGCGTGTCGTTGAGTTCCTTGAGCCGCGCGCGGGTGTCACGCAGATCCTTCGCGAGCGTACGATTGCGGCCGGCGATCTCGCGAATCGGCCGGCTTGCGTGGTCGAGCGCCTTGAGAACAACCTCGAGGCGCAGGGAACGGTCGCTCATGCGTCGCCTTGTTCGTAGCGTTCACGTGCGCGCTCGCGCCATGCCATCAGATCGGGCAGCGGCATGGCGTCCATCACGTCGGGCGACCAGTGGAACACGAGCGCGATATCGGCCATTACGTCGGCGACGTCTCGAGGGAGACGTCCACCTTCGACGAGTTCGGCAGCAAAAAACCGGCGACCTCCGTGCCAAGCTGCAGCAGGTCGGCCGGGTCCATGCGCAGCACGTCCTGGTCGGTCAGCGTCGGATTGCTGATGCGCGGTAGCACCTTCGAGAGTGCGATTACGTCGAGCTGCAGCAGGTCGGTCAGCGCAACGCCGCGCAGCGCGCCGGATTGCGGCTTGGTCAGCGTGATGGAGCCGATTTCTTGCTCGCCGCGGCGGATCGGGGTGTCGAGCGTGATGACGGCGGTTTGCTTCGATTGCATGGTGTGTTTCCTGAATGGGTAGAGGGGAGCGGGTTACAGGCCGAGCGCGCGGCGCTGCTCGGCGAGCCGATCGACGCCGCCGACGATCTCGACGAAGTTGGGAATGTCGATCTCGATCAGCGTCTCGCCGTTGGACACGAGGCGGTAATACGACAGCGACATCGTGCCGGTCTGGTCGGCGTTGTCGCCGGCCTTGGCCTTGCCGGGGTCGATTTCCTTGTAACGGCCGCGCACGTACACCTCGACCGCGTCGACCTCTTCGGTGTCGTCGCGTTGATAGGAGCCGGCGAAACGCACGGTGACGCCGTCGACCTTCGACGTGCCCCAGGTCTTGAACATCTCTTTCATGAAGCCGCCCATCGTGAGGCCCAGCTCGAGCTTCTCCATGCCGAGATCGATGTCGACCTCGGCGTTCATGCCACCGCCGCGATATGCCTCCATCTTGCGCGACAGCTTCGGCAGTTGGATTTCTGGCACCTGGCCGACGTACGACACGCCGTCCTCGAACACGTTGAAATTCTTGAGTTTGGATGGCAGAGCCATTGCGTTTTCCTATGGTGAGTGGCGGGCCGTCAGACGGCGATGCTTTCCGCGAACTTGACCAGGTAGCGGTCCGTGATGCGTTGGCGGAACGTCAGGTCCTCGAGCGGCGGAACCGGGCAGAAGTCGTAGTCGATGAAGCCCTGGCCGGCCTTGAGCGATTCCTTCTCGTTGGCGGCCGAATCGAACCAGCACTGGCCGTCGATCAGGTAGCCGGCCGTCTTCCACGCGCGGAACTTCGCGTTCACGCCGTCGACGATGTCGCGCATCAGCGTGCGGCTCATCGGCTGGTCGACCGCCCACATGTGCGCTTCGGCCATCGTGTCGGCGATCACCTGCGCGCTGCGCACGTAGTTCTCGAACGCCCACAGCTTGTCCTCGGAGCAGGTGCGCGAGCCCCACAGACGGTAACCATTCGCGTTCACGAGCGTGGTGACCTCGTGACTGTTCAGGTAGCCGGCGTCGGTGTTCGGGTCCTGCAGGTCCCAGAACACGTCGCGGCTGATGCCGCTGACACCGTTCACGACGACGTTCGAAATCGTCTTGTGCCAGCCGGTCTCTTCGTCGATCTTCGCGCGCATGCCGAGCGCGCGCGCCGTCGCCCAGGTGATGTCCTCGGCGTTGGTCGCAGTGTTCCAGTTCACGAAGTCCGGCCAGATCGTTATCAGCTCGCGCTGACCGAAATTCGCGCGGTAGGCGACGGCTTCTTCCTTGGTCTTCGCGCCGAACGCGCTGACGTAGCCGAAGCCGCGCAGCTTCTGTGCGACCGTCGCCAGCTCGGCTGCGACGGGGAGCGTATCGAGGCCCGGACAGCCGAGCACGCGCGGCTTGACGCCGAGCCGGCTCTTCGCGGCGAGCAGCGCCTTCATGCCGGTGTACTGGCCGTCCGCCGCGGTGGTGCCGATCACGTTGCTCGTCGTTGCGTCTGCATCCTTGCCGGCCGGCACGCGCACGGCGACGATCAGCGGTGAGGTTTGCGCGGCGATCGCGTCGAGCGAACGTGCGAGCGTGCCCTTCGTGCCGGCGCGGCCGATCGCGGCCTGCACGTCCGTGATGAGCACGGGGCGGTTTTCGGGGAAGGTGGTCGCGTCGGCGTCGTCGCCGGTGCTGACCAGGCCGATCACGGCCGTGCTGACCGTGCGGATGGGGCGCGTACCGTCATTGATTTCAATGACGCGTACGCCGTGGTGGTAATCAGAAGGCATGCAATCTCCCGGAAGTGAGCCTCCCGAAAGATTGCCTTCCGCGCGCGCGGAGATCACGCGCGGAAGGTTGTACAGCGACAGGGTACAACCGAAGCCGCTGCAGGATGTCGCTATGCCGCGACGGGCAGCGTATCCAGCTCGGCCAAGCGCGCTGTCGCGACCTGGTGATAGACCGGTTCGAGCTCGCAACCGATCCAGTTCAGGCCGGCGCCCTTGGCCGCGGCGAGGAACGTGCCGGACCCGGCGAACGGGTCCAGGACGACGCCGCCGGCCGGCGCCAGGCGCACGACGTCGCGCGCGAGCTGCGCCGGCTTCTCGGTCATGTGGCGCTTGGGGTGCGCCAGGCGCTCGGAGAACACGCCGGGCAGATACACGTCGGCGCGCCGCACCGCGCCCTTCGTCGCCCAGACGAGGAACTCGGTCTGCTGCGCGAAGCCGCCGGCACGCGGCCGCGTGCGGCCGCTCGTCTTGTCCCATACCGCGACACCGCGCCAGGTGAAGCCGGCCGCCTGGATTGCATCGGTGAGGCTCGGCAACTGGCGCCAGTCGACGAAGCAGGCGAGGTGGGCTTCGTTGCGGCTGACGCGGTAGACCTCGGCGAGCCACGTCATGCACCAGAATGTCCACGACCGTTGATCCTTGCTGTCGTGCTGGAATTCAGGATAGACGGTTTTGACGTCGCCGCCGATGTACTTGCTCGATGGCACCTGGCTGCGCGACGCGCTCGTTGTGCCGCCGGACGAGTAGGGCGGATCGGTGAGCGTCAGGTCGACGCAGCCATCGGGCAGCGCGCGCAGGATAGACAATGCGTCGGCCAGGTGCACGCGGTTGATCAGGTCAGCGGAGATGGTGTGTTGCATGGGGCGATTCCCTTGTGTCGGAGGCTCGTTGGCCTGCGGGTAGGGGGCTCGCGGCCCTCAGAAAATTCATTGCCCGACAGCGCGGGCATTTGATGGTGAGCCGGACATATTCGCCGGCTCCAAGTTTTCGATTACAGCTTCCGCAACGGATGTCCTGCATGGGGTGATTCCTGCTGTGCTAGGATGCCGGCGCCTCTCGAGAGGTGTCGCGGCCCGAGCCAATCCTGCAGGCGTGCTCTGCGGGTGCGGGGCGTGCGTGATGTTGCTGCATCGCGCACGTCGCCGCGTCCTTTCCTTACTGCTTTTCCTTCTCCGTTGCCGTTGGCGGCGGTGCCACATATGGCGCCGGCATTTCGGGCCACTTCACGGCATCCGGGAACGTATCGACCTCGATCGCCGCGACGAGCGCCAGCTGGTATGCCGACCAGGCTTTGAAGTAGTAGATGCCTTCGTCGTTGAGCATACCCGCGGAGTATGCGTCGGCCTTGCCAGCGTTCTCACTGCGCGCGACCCCCATCAGCCTGTTGAACTCGGCCATCGCGGCGTCGCGCTTCTCGCGTTCGATCAGTTCCGGCGGAACGGTCCAGGCGCCGTTGACCCACGCGTGACGCGGCGACGGCCGCGGTTCGGTCGTGAGGCCGAGGTCGCTTGGTGTCTTGCCCGCGATCGCGATTTCGACCGACTCGCCGTTGTCCGTTCGGTAGCAGATACGTCCGCGGTAGTCCGGCATCAGGAGCCAGGCACCGTCGCGGTAAAACGGCCAAGTCGTCGGAGTGCGCGGCGGCGGCATATCGACTGTTGCGGATGACGGGATGAGCCAGCGTTCGTCATTGCGCGGGTCCGGGTCGGGTTGGCTGCTGCTCAGGTATTCGCCGGTCGATGGGTTGTAGTGGTGAATCAGCATGTTTCGAGGTCCAAGTTAAAAGGCGCGGATCATCGCGAGCAGCGCGACGTTGCGCGGTCGCGCTTCGTTTGCACCGTCACCGTTGACGGTAATGGCGTGGCTGTGGCGGCCGGCGCCGCCGATACCTACGTTGTGGGCGTGGTTGCCGTCTCCGTTCAGCCAGATTCCCGTTCCGGAACCGTTGAGCCAGATTCCGGTACCTGCACCGTGGGTCGGGAACGCGGTGCCATCCACGCCGAAACGTGTGCCGCCGCCCCCGGAAAACTCGCTGGTTCCGGTGCCAAGGTACGAGCCGCGGCCGGTAGCTGAAATGTTGATCGCTCCGTGCACGTGCCCTGGGTCGTTCACGCCGTGGTTATGCCCCGGATCGTTCACGCCGTGACCGTGCCAGCCCTGCGTGTCGGTCCACGCCGAGTGTGCGTGATCGCCGACTTCGCTCGCGCTCGCGCCGTGGCTGTGCAAGCGGTTCGTGCTGTCCTGCCACGAGCCGATCATGCGATCTTTGTCGATGCTGCGGGCATCGTCCCAACACCGGATGAACTCGCCGCGCATCTCCGGGAGACGGAAGGTCGTTGCTCCGTCTCCGGTCGAGAAGCATGCGAAGCGGCCCTTCTGCCATTCGTCGTCCGACACGAGCGCGCCGCTGGCCTGCGCATATGCCCACAGAGCGGGATAGTCCGCACGATTCACGACTGCGCCATTGGCCTTCACAAAGCCGGCGCGAACCGTCGTGCGGGGCTCGAATACGATTTGACCGATCGCCGTCGTCGAGATGGCGGCCAGGACCCATTCTGTTGTGGCGAGCCGCGTAGAGCGATCACCGGTAGGCGGCGTCGGGCCTGTCACGGCCTGGTCGAATGCGGCGAGCGACGGGGTGAATCGCAACACCGTCTGCCCTTTGCTCGCGACGTCGAAGCTTCCATCGCCCGTGTGACAGAGGCCGGTGCCGTCGTCATTCGCGAAGGTCAGGGACGGACGGCCGCGGCTGCCTTCCGCGAGGACGACGCGCTTGTTCGGCGCGAATGCGAGGTCGCCGCCCATCGTGCCGCCCTTCGTCTTGTCGAGCGGGTCGAGATTGCCCTCGTGCCAGACCGACTTGTCGTTGATGCGGAAGGTCCGATCAGCGAAGACGTATTGGAAGCGGCCCTGCGTCGACGACCAGAAACCGGCGCCTTTCTCGTTTCCGTAGAAGTAGCCGTCGTTTTTCCCGAGCGCGACCTGGCCTTCGCCAGTCGCGCGACTCACTGCGATACAGCCTGCGACCTGAAGCGCCGACGCGCCGTCGTCGGTCGTAGAGCCGACGATCAGTCGCTTTGGCAGCGTCACGGCGAGCGTCCCACGGTTGACGATCACGGCGGTGCCCTGGGTTTTGCCGTCGTCCGCAAAGCCGTTGATGCGCAAATTGCTACCAGCGCCGGTGCCGTCTTCCGCGTCGTCGTCCTTGAAGATCGAGAACCGATTTTTGTCGCCGGACAGGAAATGGAGGGTCGAGAACGAGCCGGCGCCGCCGTCCACGTACAGCGCACGCGCCCGGCCGCTACCGGTCGCTTCCATGTCGCCGGCAATCCTGACGCCGCCAGATGCAACGTTTACCGGGCCGGTGAACGTCGCGCCGTCGAGCGCGGCGTAGCGCTTCGCTGCGGTCTTCGGCGTCACTGCGCGCGTATCGTCGGTGCCGTCGTCCACTTCGGCCTGGGTAGCCAGCTCGACAACGCCCTTCCGCTCGGTGGTCGCCGGCGGGTTCAGGAACGTGGCGGGGCCGAACTGAAGCTGCGCGGCGTCGATCGACGCGAACACGATATCGCTCGCCAACAGCAGCATGGCCGATGGTGATTTCTCAAGGATTGGCGTGCGTTGCACGTAGACGCCGAACAGCACGCCGTTGTCCAGGTACAGGCCGAAGGCGTATAGCGAATACTGGTCGTCCGAATCGTCCTGGATGACGACGTGCACGGTGTCCGGCGCGACGTTTTCACCCCCGAACGTCGTCACGCGTTTGCGCTCGTTCGGCAGCGCCGTCATGCCCTTGTCGAACGGGAATGCCGCGGTTCCGATGCCGATTTCGATGACCCGGCGCGCAACGGTTCCAGTGTTGCCGGCTGCGACGAGCGCTGCGCGGCCGGCGTCGGTAATTTGAATCAGGGTTCCAGCCATGTTCAGGTTTCCGAGAGGGATAGGCGGCGATAGACCGCGGGGCGTGCGCCGACGCCGATCCGCTGTGTGCCGATCGCGCTATAGCCCTGCTTGAAGATGTAGTGCGCGGTACCGCGCTTTGCGCGATCGACTTCGGCGCGGATGTCCGCGACGTATTCGGCCGTGGCCGGCACGCCGTCCCGGCTGCCGACCGTGAGCAGAATTTCGAACGTCCCGGGTTTGCCGCGCGGTGTCAGCTCGAACCACTCGCGCATCGCGACATTCGCGCCGAAGGACGCGCACACCTGGCGCACGGCTTCCGCCGTGCCTTTGACGCGTGCGATGCGGATCGCGGTTTTCACGCGGGCGCGCTTGACCTGTTCGGGCCAGTAGTCCTTCCAGGTTTCGACGCCGACGTGCCAGGCGAGCCACGGCAGGAACGCGAGCGGGATCTTGTCCGGGTCCATCAGCGTGCCGATATCGACCGGGATGTTGCCAATGCCGGCGTTGGCCTGCGCGATTCGCCGTTCCAGCACGGTTGCGTTCGGGGGGAGCAGGCTATTCATCCGCCACCCCGCCGTCGATCAGCTCGATCCCGATGCAATACGGCGCCTGTTCGCCGGTCACGGCGACGCCGCCGGCGGGCGTGTCGAGCAACACCTTCTGCACACCCGCGACGCGCATCGCCGCATGCAGGCCGTCGACCGTCACTTCCATGCCGATGCGGTGCATGTCGGTCGAGAATTTCGCCGTGCGCTTGTTCGCTTCCGCGAGTGCGACGGCGCGATCGGGACCGGAGAAGAAGCGCAGCGTTGCGCGGATCGTGTAGCGCACAATCTTGGCGCTTTGCACGATCACTTCGTCGGTTTGCGGGCGTACCTTTTCCAGCGCCTTGCGAACGATGCCGACCAGCTCGTCGCTTGCCGTCCCGTCGCCTTCGCGCGACAGGATCGTGACGACCATCACGCACGGCTCCGGGCTGTAGGCCGCCGCGGATTGCACGCGTCCGTCCGCGGCGCGTGCGTGGAACACGTACGCTTCGTCGGGGCCGGCGACAGAGAAGCCGCGCGGCGCGAGCTGGACGCGCTCGCGCAGGTTGTCGTCGTCCTCGTAGACCGGATCGATGCCGTTCTCGGGATCGCCAGGCGAAACCATCAGACGCGCGACGTCAAACAGGGCCGCGAGGTGCTCGAGCGTCGCGCCGCGCGCATACGCGAGCAGCAGGCCGCGCGCCTTTTCGTTGACGAGCGCGCGCAGCAACATCTCGGCGTACGCGCTTTCCTGCAGCAGCTTCACGATCGGTTCCGATTCGAGCTCGAGCGCTGCGGCGACTTCGGCCTGCTGGTCTTTCGGGTACAGGGAGATCAGGCGCGCCTTCCGCGCGGCCAGGATCGTTTCGTAGTCGAGTTCGTCGACGATGTCCGGCGCCGGGAGCTGCGACAGATCGATCGGTGTGGTTCTCATGCGGCACCTCGACCATTCGTCGCCGGCAGGCGCATGGAGAAGGCCGTGCCGGCGCGCGGGCCGTCCGTGCGCTCGCCTTGCAGCTCGAGCACGGCGCCGCCGTCGATGCCGGTGCTACCGAAATCGACCTGGTTGACCTGAATGCGCGGTTCCCACCGGGCCAGCGCCATGACGGACGCCGCCATCACGCGCATGCGCATCAGCGGATTGACCGGGCCGTCGATCAGCTCGGGCAGCAGCGACCCGTAGTCGCGACGCATCACGCGTGTGCCGAGCGGCGTGAACAGGATGTCCGCGACGGACTGCTCGATGTGGGCCTGGCCGCCGATCGCGCGGCCGGTGCGTGCGTTCATGCCGATCATCCGCGCCCCTTCGACGTGGTGCCGCCCATCGAGTCGATGTGCGTGTGACCGTCGACCGACACGCCGTTCGATCGCAGCGTGCCGCCCTCGTGCGTGATGTTGCCGCGCATGATCGTGCCGACGTCGCCGCCTTCGCCGGCGAGACCGGCCATGTACGACAGCAGCTTCATGACGGTTGCGGCGCCCTTGATCGTGACGTCACCGGTGAAGATCACCTTCGGCATGTCGATCGTGAGCGTGCCGCTGCCCTGGACCGTGGCCGTCTTGATACCGGTGACGGCGAGGTGTCCGGTCACGGCGTCGTACGAAACACGCGCTCCGTCCGGATAGACGCGCAGGTGTTCGTTCGGATTGGAGCTCGGCGCGTCGTGGCCGTCGCAGTAGACGCCGGGCAGGAAAAGGCCCGTCGTCGGCTCGCCGGACGGGCAGAGGAGCAGGCCCGGCTCGCCGATCGACGGCGGGTCCCACGTGATGCTGTTGCCGGTGCGCTGCGCGAGCCAGCGAATCCAGTCAGTTTGCAGGCCGCCGGATTCCACGCGCACGCGGCGGGCATCGTGATCAACATCGATCACGGTGCCCTCGCGCAGCAGGCTCTCGAGGCGGCGGTTCAGGTCAGCAAAATCATCCATGCGGCGAGGATGCCGCGCGCGCGGGAGCGGGTCACGCGAAAAGGGTTGTGCACGGCCGGTTAACAACCCGGACCTGATGGAAACCGGCCACGCGTCGCGTTACTGCGACAGAAAGTCGAGGACGACGTCCGCGATTCGGTCGATATCGGGGTCGGCCAGGCCGAGCAGCTCGCGCGCCGGATACTGGACGACCGGGCCGTTGCGTTCGACGCGATCGCGCAGGCCCTCCTGGTGGACGCGCGCGATGCGCTCGACCTGGCGCGTGAAATGCAGCACCGACGCGTCGGCGCTCGAGGCCGTTTTGAGGAAGCGGGCGGTGCGCAGCTTCGCGAACATCGCGCGCCGGATGCGGCCCTTCTTGCGCCGGGCCTGCGGCTTGCGCGGCGCGTACCGGCTGCCGTCCGGATTGCGCGCCTCGGCGATGCGCCGCGACTGGCGCCGGCGCAGCTCGGTCGCCAGCGTCTTCGCCAGGCGCGCGCGCTGCGCGCTCGTGAGCTGGCCGAGTAGGCCGGACGCCCAATCCTCGGCGCGGGAAAGGCGGTCGGCCATCAAGACCCCGCGATCGGCGGTTCGCCGAAGTGGCGAATATCGTAGCCGTCTGCTTGCTCGGTTACGCCGACGCGCTCGGTCAGCTTCAGCAGGATTTCGACGTCGGACTTGCCGTTGTCGAGCAGTTCGGCCTGGAACTTGAACCCATCACGGCAGAGATCGCGGTTGAGCAGCAGCTCGGGCTGGTTGATTTTCAGCCAGGCGATGATCGGCACCATCAGGTGATCCGAATGACCGGCGTAATCCGTCACGACGATGTCGAGCGTGTACGCATATTCGAACGACAGTGAGTGCGCCGCGGTGACGGCGATCGACCCGTGTTCAATGAAGATGTGCAGCCGGTCAGGATCGCGTGCGAACTCCGGCAATGCCGCCGTGAGCGCCGCGCGTAGGCTGTCTGGCTTGTTCATGGTGCCTCCTGCGCAGTGTTGCGCACGCGCGCCTGCAGCGCGATCAACTGCTCGGCGTTTTCGTGACAGGTGGTGTAATTGCCCGCGACGGTGGCGGCGACGGCAGAGAGCGCAATGCCCGCGGGGGCCGCATCAGCGCTTCCGGGATCGCCCACTGGCACGTTGGCGACGGCGGCGTCGTGCACGCGCACAAACCCGACAGGAACAACGCAGGCACGATCAGCTTCGCGATCCACATAAACGGGAACCTCTTTGATGATGGTGTCGCCCTTTTCGCGGACGACCTGGACACGGTCGACGTACTGCGTGACGACCTTGACGTCGCGGCGGGCCGCGTCGCGCTCGGCCGTCCGGTCGCGCACATCGCGCGCGAGTGCGTCGACGCGCTGGCCGGCGTCGACCAGGCGCGCATGCTGAACCGCGATGGCGACGGCCGCGCCGGCGAGCGCGATCGCGCCGACGACGAGGATGCGAGCGCTGGCCGTCATGCAGCCGCCCGGCTGTAGCGATCGAACGCCCGTTCGAGCTTCACGTCGTACAGGTTCTCGGCGTACGCCTTGCCGTTGTACAGCTCGGCGAACTTCGCCCACTTCCGGCCGCGCAGCGCGGCGAGCAGCGTCTTGTCGGCGAGAATGAAACGGACGAACGCCTCAAGCTGCTCGGCCTCGCTGGCCTTCATCGCGTCGACGAACGCGAACACGTCGGGGTAGCCGAGCGCGTTCCAGTGAAAGCCCATGATCTGAAACGCGCCCCAGCTCGTCGCCTCGAGCGCGGATGCGGCCGAAATCTGCGATGCGCTCGCCAAGCGCGCGTATTCCGCCGCGTTGCCGGCGTAGCCGCCACGCTTCGGGTTCACCAGGGCGGGATACTTTGCAGCCAGCGCGTCCGCGTCCATGCCGGCGGCCGCGAGCTGGCGGTACATGATGTGCCGCTCGTACAGGATCACGGGGCGGCCGTCCGGCAGGAAGCCGGCGCCGTGTGATTCGACCTCGTTGACGGCGCGCACGGCCACGAGATCGACCTGCAGCTGGTCGGCCGCACGTTGGAGGTCCGCGTCGGTGAGATGGCGTGGATCGCGTCGGCCGGCCGCGAGCGTCGACCAGGTCTTCGGGCCGGCGATGCCATCGGCGACCAGGCCGTGCGATGCCTGGAACGCCAGCACGGCGGTGCGCGTCGCGCTGCCGTAGATCGAGTCGGTGTCGAGGCGCGCGCCGGCCGCGACGAGCTGGCGCTGCAGGTAGCCGACATCCGCGCCACGGTCGCCCAAGCGAAGGGTCTTATACATGGCGCCCCCACAGCTTGAACTGCAGCACGCGCGCGATCAGGGAGTCGCGTGGGTCGCCGCGGTGGAACAGCTCGACGACGTTGCCGCGCACGCCGTACACGGCGAGGCACAGGACGCCGACCAGCACCGTGTCGGCGAGGTTCGCCGGCGGCAGCATGCCGAACGCGGCGCGGATCGGCGCAGCGCCGGCGGCGACGGCCAGCGCGTAGGCCAGGCACGACGCGAGCGGCCGGTGCGCGCCGGCGCCGCGGCGGAACGTCACGAGGCGCAGCGCGAGCGCCGCGCACAGCAGGGCGTAGATATAGGTCAAAGTCACTTTTCCCTCCCCTTGAACACGTTCAGCAGCCGGTCGGGAGCGTCGGCCTGGGCGATCAGCCACAGCAGCAGCTTCACGACGAGCGCGGAGGCGATCAGCGCGCCGATGCCGGCGTGGACCTCGACGCGCGCGGGCAGCACGGCATCGAGCGCGGCCGCGAACAGCTCGGCCGTGAGGCAGCCCGCGACGAACGAGATCACGAAGAACGCGATGCGCTTCGGGATCGACGGATCAGCCGCGGTCATCACGAACAGCAGGGAGCCGGCGAAGGCGCCCATGACGACGTTGGCGTCGACGCCGGGAAACAGCGACAGCGTCGCAACGCCGAGCGCCGCGACCGTCGCGGACGACGTGGAAATAGGTTCAGCCATCTTCAGTCCCATAACTGGAGCCGCTCGGCGCCGGATTGCGCCGCTTGCGGTACTTCGTCGGGCAGCTCGACGAGCAGCCCGTGAGGCAGGACCGGGCCGTATTGCGCCAGGTCCCGGTTCAGGTCGAGGACCGTCTCGACGACGCCGCGCGTGCGGCCGAGCACGCGCCAGCACAATGCGTCGACGGTTTCGCCCTGGAGTGCGCGCACCATCATCGGAGCAGCTCCGCACCGCGCGCGTCGAATTCCGCGATGACCTTCGGCCTTAGCCCGGCGACCCGCCGCTCCCGCACAACGCGGTCCAGGAGCAGATCTGCTTCTTCGCGGTTGGCTGCGATCGCGACTTCACGCCAGAACAGCCACGCGACGCGACGTTGAACCTGATAGGTGCCGATGCGCGGTCGCGCATTGACGATTCGGGTTTTGGGGATGCAGCGGATTCGGAAGATCGCACGGACCATCAGATCAACTCCACCGTGACGCGCGGCCGGCCGACGATGTCGCTGATCGCCCAGCGCGCGTCGCGGCGCAGCTCGTCACCCTGCGGCTCGAGCTCGTCGGCGCGCCGGGCGCCGTCGCCCGTCGTGTCGTAATCGCGGTACCGTTCGATGAGCGTCGCCTTCGCCAGGCAGTACACGGCGCGCCGGTAGTGCTGCAGCCGCACGCTTTCGCCGTCGAGCTGGTCGGCCGGGACGTCGACGAGTCGCACGATGCCGGCGTCGCGCCACGCCGCGCGGGCGCTGCGCAGCTCGTCGTTCACGCTCGCGATCGCGGCGAGCAGCTCGTGCCGCAGGCGGGCGTCGGTGATGGAGCCGTCGAGGCGCATCGTGTCGCGCGCGTGCTCGAGCGACACGTCCGGGTAGAACGCATCGTTCTTGATCGGCCCGGCCGGTGTTTCAGGCGGCCGCGACAGCGGCGGGATCGAGACAAAGGACATGATCAGGTTCGTGCCGGTGATTGGTAGAGGCGGTGGACGGGGCTTTCGCGCGGACAGTGCCGACTACGGCCCCGTGCCGCCTGGTGCGCGGGGTACGCTCGGTGTCAGCCATCGGAGCCGGACTGGCCCCCGCTGGCGGAGTTCTTCAGCTCGCGCTCGAGCCGCTCGATGTCCTTCTTCACGCCCACGTTCGCGAAGAGCTGCAACGCGCGGCGCAAGTGCTCGAGCGCGTTCGCCGGGTAGGCGGCGGCCAGGCCGTAGCCGATCGCCTTGTGCAGCTTCGCGCGCACTTCGTCGGGCATGTCGGCCGCGGCCGTGAGCTGCTCGATGTCCATCAGCGGTTCGACCTGGATCGACTCTCCCGCGCGGTTCGCGCGCAGCGCGGCTTCGGCGAACTCCTCGACCAGCAGGCACGGCGTGCTGCGCTTGTACTGGTCGGGCAGCGCGAGGCCGTGGCGCAGCGCGTATGCGCCGATCTCGAGGGCGCCCTGGTAGTCGCCCACGTCGATGCGCCACACCATGATCGTCATCAGCACGTCGTCCTGGGCGCCGCCGGCGCCGTCCAGCACGCCGGCAATCCACGCGTCGTACGCGGGCAGGAACTGACGCTTCAGGTCGGCCTTGCGCTCGAGGGACTCGACGGCCTTCAGCGCCCGGCGGTGTTCGTCGAGCTGCGCGAGCATCAGCGTGTACGCGGAGTCGTCGCGCAGCCCGCCGACGCTCGCCGGCGAACCGCGCGCAGCCTTGGCCGCGACGGTGCGCTGGAAGTGTTGCCGGAACGGGTTCGTCATGCGCCGGCCTTCGGTGCGTCCGGTGCCGGATCAGTGTCGACGAACTGAAGATCCTCGACCACGCAGCCCGCGCCAAATTCCTCGATCACGTACGCGTCGTTCGAGCTTTCGAAATTCTCGATGCGATCGCGCTTCGGGTTGTCGATCAGCGCACGCCGGCGCGCGCCGATTTGCCAATACAGCGACAGGTTGTCCAGGCGCGTGATCATCAGCGCGCGCGGCGGGAAATACGGAACGCGCACGGCAGGCAGGTTGCCGATGCGCTTCTGCGCCGTGATGATGTCCGCCGCGAGCGTTTCGGTCGGCGGCTGATCTTTGTTCACGACCGGGAAATACTTGTCCTGGAGCAGTTCGCGACCGCAGATCACGACGAGATTCGGGTCCTCGACGTACCAGGGATCGAGCAGTTCGTTGTTCGCGAGCGTGACGACGGCGTCGAGGTTCTTGAACTTCTCGCCTTTGCCAATCTTGACGCCCGAGAACACACGCTCCTTTGCGTTGTTCCGATACTGCTGCAGCCAGCCGATGTTCACGTCCTGCAGCAGCGGGTTCGCGGCGAGGTCGGTCGTCGCGGCGCTCGTCGTGCCGTTCCAGCCGGTCATGATGCGATCGAGCGCTGCGCGCGTGAGGAACGCATCGCGCAGGCGAGCCTGGAAATCCGGGAACTTCGCCCAGGCATCGAGGCGCTGATACGTGATGTGCGTGTCGTAGTTCGTCTTTTCGCAGCGGTAGCGCTGACTGTCGAGCGTCGCGATGTCGCGCGTCTCGCGCTCGCGCTTGGATGTGTCGGTGCGGCTTGCGGACGGGCCGGAAACGCCAAGGCCGAGCTTCTCGCCTTCCATCTCGGACACGCCGATGACGTTGATGCTGTTCAAGAACGCACTTGACTCCTGCGTCTTGGTTTCCATGGTCTGCTGCACGCTCGGATCGACCGAAAATTTCGCAGTGGCGTCGCCAATGCCGTTCAGTTCCTGAATGCGGCTGATGAAGCGGGAATAAAGCTCGCGGGTATCGTTCCGCATGGGTTCTCCGTCTATCGAAAGTGGGATAAGGGCGGTTTAGCAGTCGGTCTGCTCGGCGGTATCGCTGCCCGTCGACGTCGGCCGTTGTCGCGTGCTGCCGTCGGTGCGCGAGAGCTTCTGGACCAACGCGCTATGGCGCTGGTCGCCGGCCTGCTGCGCACGCTGCAGCTCGCTGAAATTCGTGTTGAACTTCTCGAGTTGCTCGAGCACCTGGCCCTGGCTTTCTGCGAGCGCGACGACCGACTGCGACAGGTCGAAAAAGCGCTGGTCGTCGGTCGCCCCCTTACGGTTCAGCAGATCGCGAACCTTCGAGAACAGCGACTTGCTGGCGTCGCCTGTGCGCGGAGCGTCGTCCTCGAACTCGATGTCGGCTTCGACGGCAGCGCTGAACAGGTTTTCCGGGCGTTGTTTGCGTGCGTCGTACGCTTTGTGCTTCGCGCTGAACTGAAGCATTTCGGTGCCGAGGCTTGCCGGGTTGTCGGTGACGGCGAGACCAACCAGGTACGCCTCACCGGTGCCGGCGAAGTTCGGGTCAACCTCCATCGACGAATAGACCTTCTGGCGCTGCTCCGTCGTCAGCGCGACCAGGTCTTTCGTCGGCGAGAGCTGCGCGAGCAGGCGCATCTTGCCGTCTTGCTCTTCGGCCTTGAGGGCGATCACATCGCCGTACGCGCGGAACGTGCCATCCGGGTACATGCTGCGAATGTGTTCCATGTTGATGCGCGCGCCGTACGTATTCGGGTTGTAGTTGCTCGCCATCTGCTCGAGCATCGTGCGGTCGATCGTGCGGCCGTCAGTGGTCGCGCCTTCCGTCGCGATCCGGAAAAACTTCGTCTTCTTCGTTGCCTGTGCCATGTGCGAATCCGCTGAGAGGGGGATGTGTTCAGGGATTCCAGTGTCGGCAGTTCGAACCTGCGTCGCAACGAACGGTGGTTGTGCGCGCAACTGGTACAACCTGAACTGGTAGGGCCCACGCGCGCGCGTCGGTAGCCTTGCTGGCATGACTGCATTGCCTATCGATTCATCCGACGTTGATCCACGCCGGCGCGCGCGTGACCTGTACTGGCAGGGGTATCGCATCGCGCGTATCGCTGAGATGCTCGGCGAGAAGCCGGCCACGCTCTATAGCTGGAAGCGGCGCGACCAATGGGACGACACGGAACCGGTCGATCGCGTGGCGCTGTCGATGGAAGCGCAGGTGATTCGGCTCGTCGTGAAGGAAAAGAAGGAGGGGCGCGACTACAAGGAGATCGACCTGCTGACGCGCCAGCTCGACCGGTTACGTACGCGCTCGGCGAACGATGCGAAGGTGAGCGAATCCGGGAGCGCGGGTGGCACGCGCCGATCGCGCAGCGCGGACGAGCGCAATGCGTTCAGCGACGAGCAGATCGAGAAGCTCAACGACGCGTTCCTCGAATCGATCTTCGAGTATCAGCGCGGCTGGTATCGCGCGGGCTTCAAGGAACGTATCCGCAACATCCTCAAGAGCCGCCAGATCGGCGCGACCTGGTACTTCGCGCGCGAGGCGCTGCTCGATGCGCTGAACACGGGCCGCAATCAGATTTTTCTGTCGGCCAGCAAGGCGCAGGCGCACGTGTTCCGCCAGTACATCGTCCAGTTCGCGAAAGACGCGGTCGGCGTCGAGCTGAAGGGCGACCCGATCGTGCTGCCGAACGATGCGACGCTGTACTTTCTCGGCACGAACGCGCGCACCGCGCAGAGCTACCACGGCAACCTGTATTTCGACGAGTACTTCTGGGTGCCGCGTTTCCAGGACCTGCGCAAGGTCGCGTCCGGCATGGCGATTCATTCGCAGTGGCGGCAGACCTATTTCTCGACGCCGTCGAGCCTGGCGCACGACGCCTATCCGTTCTGGTCCGGCGCGCTGTTCAACCGCGGCCGGCCGAAGGATCAGCGCGTGTCGATCGACGTCTCGAACGCGGCGCTCGCGGCCGGCCGCGCGTGCGGCGACGGGCAGTGGCGACAGATCGTGACCGTCGAGGATGCGGTGCGCGGCGGCTGCAACCTGTTCGACCTCGAGCGCCTGAAGCTCGAATACAGCGCGGACGAATACGCGAATCTGCTGCTGTGCGAGTTCATCGACGATTCGCTGTCGGTGTTTCCGCTGGCGACGCTGCAGTCCTGCATGGTCGACACCTGGGAAGTGTGGGACGACTTCAAGCCGCTGTACATGCGTCCGTTCGGCGACGAAGAGGTGTGGATCGGCTACGACCCGTCGCACACAGGCGACAGCGCTGGCTGCGTCGTCGTGGCGCCGCCGAAATATCCGGGCGGGAAATTCCGCGTGCTCGAGCGGTTCCAGTGGCACGGCCTGGACTTCGAGGCGCAGGCCGCGCAGATCGAAGCGCTGACCAGACGCTACCGCGTCACCTACATCGGCATCGATACGACCGGGATCGGGCAGGGCGTCTACCAGCTCGTCACGAAGTTCTTCCCGGCCGCGACGCCGTTCCACTACTCGGTCGAGATCAAGATGGCGCTCGTGATGAAGGCGCAGAACGTGATCCGTAAGGGCCGGCTCGAGTTCGACACGGGCTGGAAGGATCTCGCTGCGTCGTTCATGGCGATCAAGAAAACCATCACGCCCAGCGGGCTGCAGGTCACGTACAAGGCGAGCCGCTCGGAAGAGGCGAGCCACGGCGACCTGGCCTGGGCGTGCATGCACGCGCTCGCGAACGAGCCGCTTGAGGGCGCGACCAGCACCAATACCGGATTCATGGAGATTTTTGGATGACACGCAAGTATCGACGCGGCGCCCGGCGCCGCACGCACGACCGCGCCGAGCCGGTGGCGGAAACAGCAGCGCCAGCGACGCGCGCGGAGGTTTTCTCGTTCGGCGACCCGGTCGAGGTGATGGATCGGCGCGAGCTGCTCGACTATGTTGAATGCATGCGCATGGGGAATTGGTACGAGCCGCCGCTGCCGCTCGACGGGCTCGCGCGCTCGTTCCGCGCCGCGCCGCATCACAGCTCGGCCATCTACGTGAAGCGCAACATCCTCGTGCAGTCGTACATCGAGCATCCGCTGCTGTCGCGCGCCGACTTCAGCCGGTTCGTGCTCGAGTACCTGGTCTTCGCGAACAGTTACCTCGAGCGGCGCACGAATCGGCTCGGCGCGCCGATGGCGCTGAAATCGTCGCTCGCGAAATACACGCGGGTCGGCGTCGAGCCGGATCAATACTGGTTCGTGACGAACGTGCGCGAGCCGCACGCGTTTCCAAAGGGCGCCGTCTATCACCTGTTCGAGCCGGACCTGAACCAGGAGATCTACGGGCTTCCGGAATACCTGTCGGCGCTGAACTCGACCTGGTTGAACGAGAGCGCGACGCTGTTCCGTAGGCGCTACTACAAGAACGGCAGCCACGCCGGCTTCATCCTGTACATGACCGATCCGGCCGACAAGCAGGAGGACGTCGACAACCTGCGCTCGGCGCTGAAGAACGCGAAGGGGCCGGGCAACTTCCGGAACCTGTTCATGTACGCGCCGAAGGGGAAGAAGGACGGCATCCAGCTCCTGCCGATCGGCGAGGTCGCGGCGAAGGACGAGTTCTGGAACATCAAGAAGGTGACGGTCGAGGATCAGCTCGCGGCGCACCGCGTGCCGCCGCAACTGATGGGGATCATCCCGTCGAACGCGGGCGGGTTCGGGGACGTGGAGAAGGCGGCCGGGGTGTTCAATGGCCTCGAGATCGAGCCGCTGAAGGCGCGACTCCGGGAGGTAAATGATTGGCTCGGGATCGAGGTCGTGCGGTTCAGGGACTTCGAGACACCGAAAGGCTGA